TCTTTCTTCTGTTGGTAGTTCTGCTGTGAGTACTAGTTTAGTTACATTGTTTTCTGTTACAAATCCCCTGGAAGAAATAGGCACACGAAACATCTCAAAATCAAGGTTTTCTTTTGTGGAGTAGTCACCATATGGGTCAGCAGTTTCTAGAGGCTGTGGACCGCATCCTACGGCTATATAAGAGGCATAGGCAGGTGCCTGACCAAGCAGGTATTTGCCAATAATATTCTTACCAGTATTAGTTATCATGATTCATTGAACTCCGCTTCATATATTGTACCACTAAGGCTAATTTCTACCTCTATCTGCTCATCAGGCTCAAGATTAATAAGTTCTATTATTAAATCTCCAGTTGCATCTTCTATATAAATATAGGCTGCATCTGGTCCAGAACCCTCCTCTGGTAATTTTGTATCTAGTTTAATAGAAAAATTTTGAAAGTATTTATCTGATGTATTTTGTAAAGCAAGAACATTATTTGGATTATACTGTTGCTGAATTGATGATAGATTTTTTATTGGCTGATATGTAACGGTCTGCCCATTGATAGTATCATTGCGAGCAATGTTTATTATTTCATGCCCTCCGATGTCTTCAAAGATCATATCGGACATTATTTCTATTGGAACAGCCTCTTCATCAAAAAGAATTGTATCTATTGGTGCTGTTTTTGGTGGAGGTGGTGGAGGTGACGGGAGCACTATTGGCTTTGGTGGCGTTGGAGCAGGTGGAGGATTGTCTATTGTGCTTGTGCCAAGTTCAATTCCTGGATCAAAACATCCTGTGCTTGTTGTGTCTGGAGATGAAATAGTATCTGAGCTACCATCGCTATATTTAATTATTAAAACACGACTTGCACATTGACCAGAATAGGTTCTACCAACCTCTGTCTTAGCTTTTGGAGGAGGAGGAGTTCCTCCATATTCGCCTTCTGAAAGCTTTGCTCTTATTAATTCAACATTTACTCTTGCAGTATCTATTCTTTCATAAAGTGGTGTAAAATTGTCTAATCTTGCTTTTGCAAGTTCTTCTTTTCTTTGCTCTGCAGCAGCCTGTCTTTCTTCCCTTGCTTTTTGTGATGCTTCAATTAACGCTTTTATATTTCTTATTCCATCATCAAAAGAATCTGTTTTTGTTGTTTCTTTTTTAATTTCTTCTTGTTTAGAAACAACCATTTCTCCACCATCATCTACTCGCATACCTCTGTTAAATGGTGCTGGTGTCATCTTATACCTCGCTCAAATAAACAGTCATAGAAGGTCCTTGATTTGACCTGTAGTAATCAATATTATACACAACAAACCTTGTTTCTGAAGAAGTAACTAAATCAAGACCATTGCTGTCTTGATAATTTATCGTTACAACATCACCAAGTTGTAGTGTGGGTATTGAAAATAGTTCTAGTCCAACTGCTTTTTTAGGATCTTTTGTTTTATTTATAATCCATCCAAGCAAATCTTCTGCATCATCTTGTGTCTGAATATACAAACTATCAATAGAAAATTCATTTTTGCCATAGATTAATCTACTAAGTTTAATTTCATCATACTTTGCTTTTTCTACTAAAGCAGATGTAGTCACTGTGTCTGCCTCAAATTCTGGATCAGACAAGTTGCTTTTCTTCTTAAAATATTCGTCTACTGTAAGTTCGTGGGTAGTGTCTTGAGTAAATGTAACCCCTTGAATTCTTAAATAGTTTCCAGTTGTTTCATCTAGGTTTAAAGCAGTATCTGTTGCATTAAATATCAAGAATTCGGCACCGTAAGAATCTGCCTGAAATCCAGAAACCGAGTATCCTTTTATTCTATTAAAAGTTGGAGATATTTTTGCATATAACGCAGGGTATGCACGATCATATCTAATATCAAAATATGAACATTCTCTCATTATTGTTCCAAATTCTTCAAAGTACATATTATATTTGGGTGGCTCTTGTGCACTAATTCCAGAAAGGTATGTAGATTGAAGCAAACCGCTCATTGCATATTTTCTAAAAGACTCATTTGCATCTATTTGTTTATCTCCAAAAGCATTAGATAAGGTCTCTCCAACAGTGAATACAGAATTTTGAGCATAGTTGTTGGTTAGTGCATAAATATTTTCAAACATAACTCTTGATGATCCACGTGTAAATAAAGCCATATTGTTGTATATTGGCAAAGGATCTGTATCGTCTACAATTTTTATCAGTTTGCCGTTTATATATAAATAAAATCTTCTTGTATTTCCTATGTCTTGATATTCAACCGATAGATCATAAACCGTAGGATTTTCTTCACCCATCAGCCTATATTGACCAGTAAATCTACCATCGTCTACAAGTATATTCGTTAAGCCTCCCCAAAGTTTAACTGGTATTGCGTTTGTGTTTGAAGAATCTTTTTTAACTTTATAAAAAACAACGTTATTGATTGAGATTTCTCCCTCTCCAGTTTTAGAGTTTATCTTTAAATACTGCTCAATATTATTTTCTGTTAAGGCTACTATTTCAAAGTAGTATCCATTATTGGTTTCTGGATTAAGAAGAACTGCCAAGCCTCCAGATCCGCCTCCGATACTTATGTTTTTATTTGTGCCCGCACCAGAAACTTGAAAATAGGATGTGCTACCTATGGGGGTCTGGCCTCTTACCTCACTGTTTTCAATTTTTCCAATAACTCTAAGCCTTGTTCCAAAATGTCTATATGCATTATCTAAATTTTTATATACATAGGAAACGAAATTTAAAGGAGTTTCTGTGGTTCTAAAAGAAGGACCATTCATAACCAAAGCAGAAGATTGTATTGTTCCCGTCTGTGTTGTTTTAAGATTATTTACCTGTGTTTCAGTTAAATAGTTTGTTGTCATAAAGTTTTTAATGACACCATTTCTTGTGGTTTGACGAGCAAGATCATTGTTTACTCCAGCAGCACCAGTTGTTGTTGAGGGAGCATTTATATCTTCATCAAGCAAAGTTGTAAATAGATATTGAGTCTGCATCTCACAACCACGAACATATTCGTTATCAGTCCAGTAGTCATTAATACCAGCGGTATGATCAACAATAGGTGTTCCAAATTGTCCACGACCATGTTGATAGACAGGCCCAGACTTCATTCTTGTGTTGCCATCTATTGTTTCATAAAAAGGAAGAGAATAGATTCTTACAAGTCCTGTTGGATATATCTTTCCATTAAATGGCAGGGATGCAAAGTATCTTTGATACTCTTGATTGCTACTTATATAAACATTTCCAACGCCAGTTATGTTAAATTGAACGGCATCGTATCTAATTATCTCTCCGCTAGAATAAAAATATCCTTGATATCTTGTAAGCCAATAAATACTTTCTCCAAAATCTATTATGTTATTTATAACAGCGCCATTAGATACTGATGGTGGAGAAGTAGTTAGATTAGAGTTCATAGGCAAAGCACTTAGCACATAAGTTCCCTGCTTTGAAGCAACCTCATTTATTGTTTTTAAGTTTTCAGTTCCAGCAACCTCCCAAAGCAGGACTGGCTTGTAAATCCACGTTTTTTCTGCATCAACTAAACTTGCTTGTCTTATGCTGCCATAAGATCTTTGAATGTATCTGGTTGTATAATTAATTTTTCCATCATTGTATATTTTTTTATCTTGAGAAGATATTGAAATAATGTTTGGAAGATTTCCAGATGTAGAATTTTTAACTACGCCTGTGTCTGTTTGATTATTAGATCCAGATAAAATAAAATCAGTTGCTCTATCATCTTCAGTTGGTAGAAGATAGTTTTTGCTCATTACTATAAAATTATTGAATTCGTCAAAGAACATAGCGCTTTGAGTTGCAACAGCCAACTGTGTTAAAACCTCTGCAACATTTTGGTCAGGCGCTACAAAAAAGAAAGGAATTATAGTATCGGATTCTCCAGTTACTCTTCTAAATGTATAGTTGCTGAATCCCACATAATCAAGAAGAGTTGAAACAGCCATGCTAACAGATGTTTGAGTCATAAGCAATCTTGGTGCTGGCATATATTCTAAAAAGAAAAAGAAGTCTCTAAGGCTTAAAGATAGAGTTGCCCCTGTTACATCTGCCTGTGGAAACCCATCAGAGTATAAAGTTTTTATAGGAACATAGTAATCAAAACCATCAACATTTACTATTTTTTCATAGAATCTAAATTTAATATTTTTTCTTACATATGAAGAAATAATACTATCTGTATTGTTATCATTAAAAGCTTGGTCGTCATCAAAAATATTTAACTCTCCATTGGAAGCCATAAGTTGGCCTACTGGAATTGAACTGTTTCCAAGATCAGATAACATTTTGGTAACTCTATAATCAATCACCTTGTCAGACATATCTACCAAAAGCCTTGGAGACATTTCTATGAGATCAAAGGTGCTATCTTGCTTATTCATTACATCTACTACTATACGCAATCCTTTTAGATATTGAAATTGTCTATATTTGGTTGCCCCGTCAAATTCGTCTGTAAATGAATCTGGAGATGTCAGGTCATTAACAAAGCTAGTTTGATTTGTTATTGTTTCTGAGCCTAAAGACCAGCCATACTCTGGACTAAATGTTTCGTATTCAAAACCAGTCCAAATGTGAAATGTTCCAAGATCTCCTTCGTTTTCAATTACAAGATATGCATATCCAGTTACACTTGATTCTGGAAGCAGGGTATCTGAAGAAAATGTCTCAGCAAAAACAAAAGTATCTCTGTACGCATCTGGAATAATTAATCCATATTCTAACTCAACATACCCATCAGAGCCTATAATTGGTGAATTTTCTTCGTCATCTCTAGTAGTAAACTCATTAAATGTGTATAGGTCTATCCATTCTGTTCCAGATAAATACTGAACTTTCCACCTTGATGGGGTTGTTTGATTTGCCGTTCCAAATAGTGGATCATCTATGCTGCCTGTGTTTGTTGAGAATGGTCCAAGATCAACATCTCCAACATTTGTTTGCATTTTAATAACTACCCTGTTTGCTGGAACCTGTTCTTTATACACCACAAAAGGGGCAGCATCATCTATAAAATATAATCCATTTGATACATTTTTTGCAATTCCGTATTCATTTCCGCCTTCTGTTCTATACGAAGTCCAATATCTAAACTGATCATATCTTGATGGCATGTAGTATCTTGGTCTTTCAGAAATGTCTGCTCCAGAATTGGCAATGTGTCTTCCAGAAATGTATAATGCTTTATTGATTCCAGACCTTGGTCTAAATGGTTTTAGACAATCTTCTAAAGAATAAAGCATCCTCATCTTGTCTTTGGTTAAAGTAAACTGTTGTGGGGTCCCGTCGTTTTCAAATCCACCGTCAATTACAACATCTGCATCGGTTGCACCAGTATAATATTCTCCAGCATCTAATTGATCAAATGTTGATGGAATGGTTCTATAAATTGAATTTACATCTGTTGGCCGATATCGATAGTTACCAACCTTAAAAATATTATCTGGCACATTCATATTCCATTCAGCCAAAACAAGAGACTGAAGATTTATTGTTGCTGATGTTTCAAGGTGAGTCTTTAATGCTTCGCTTACAAACACCTTAGACCTCTTCCAGAGTTACCGATATATTCCACATGTCAAAGTTGTCGCCACCACGCTTGACTACAGAATAGTTGAAGTCTGCAAAATATACCTGAATAATTTCATTATATTGTGCGAGGTGGCCAAAAGAGTTATTTACTATCTCTCCATCTTCTTTAAAGTTTGCATAATTGTCATATGCTAGATACATCCAGAATGGTCCTGTGTGATTGTTGTACCAATCTAATATTGCTACCCCACCTGCTCCACCATCTGCAGTAAATTCTTGAGTATTATTTTTGTATGGAGATATTCCCGTGCTTTCATTAAATGCTGCTACCT